TATGGGTATGACCTGAGATGACATTCTTGCCCGTCCTACGAGCCGCCTCAAGGGCTGACATGCCTGGGTATGGCTTGATTGGCGTATGGTCACCATGCACGGCTATCCAACCTGGTGCAATAGGCATAGGAGTCTTGTGAAAGGTAATTCCTAACTCATCAAACTTCATAAACTTCTCAAAGCGTAACTCTGGCAATGCTGCAAATGCTGGGATCTTGGACATAATGACATTGTAAAGTCGGTCTGTGTGGTTAGACCTAATGCAGTCGCTAACGCCTAACTGCCATAGCAGTTCTACTGCCTGATTACGATCATCATCTAGGGTTTGGGCAAACGAGCCCATGCGACCTTCTTCCCACCGACTTATCTGTGGTAGGTCGATCTCATCGCCTATTGTGACAACTTGATCAGGTTTAAATTTAGAGATAAAGCCAGCAAGATTTTTAGTAGCTACACGATCATGATACGGAACTTGTAAGTCCGATATTACGATTATTTTTTTAATCGTCATCCTCATCTTCGTAATTGCCCAGCTTCTCTATATGAACGGGATCTGGCAAGATCCAAGCAGGATAAGAATCAACATCGGTAATCATAAACAACGCTACGCCCTCGTTAAATCCTGCCTTGCGTAATGATTTCCAATATTCATGCAATCCAATGCAGTAGGCATCGAGCTTTGAGTAGCCTTGCTCTTCTATTGCTTTAGTTGCTTTTCTTGCCATTGTCAAATTATCGCTTCTCTAATAGTGAGATGATGGTATCGACACGCGTTTCTAATCGATTAACTTGGTCACGCATAGATGAGCCTGAATTAGGTTTTAGTTCGTTTAGGTAATGCTTTACCAACCAACGAACCGAGCCAATAAACGAACCAATAACGGTCGTAACGGCAACAGCAAGCGCCGCCATGTCGAGCGCACTCATTATGCACCGACACCATAATCCTTAGAGTTCTTGCTTGCCCACTTCATAGCAGGAGCTGCAATAGCACCAATCAAAACTGCATATTGCGGAGACACATCGCTAAGTAAAGCAACGCCCATAGTTACGGCAGAAGCGATAACCGCTAAACCGTAATCTTTTAGTGCCTTCTTTTGCTTGCTATTTATTTTGATCATCGCTGCCGCCTAACATAGGTATTTGATAAAATTTACCCAATAAATCAGCTTCTTTTTTAAAGCTGAAATGGGCATGGTGCGTGTGCTTGTTAGCCCCAGTGTATTTTCTTGCTTTCCAGTTAAGGATGGGTGAGTAGATGTAGCCATCAAAGATGATGTAACTAATACGCTTTTCTGTTTTTGACTTGCAGGCTTTTCGAACCTGATCAACAAGATCGGGCATGAGGTCAGGCTTTGCTTTCCCTGATAGATCACGGTCGATGTCAATGGCACGAACCCAGCCTTGCTCATCCGGATTATGATCAGACTTGCGAGCACCATGTCTGGTATCACCAATCCACCCATCCGATGTGCGGTCACGATCTGAGTATGCGTCATCAAATTGTTCTCTTAACTGAACAGCCGCTTTAGATAAGCGTGGTTTCATCCCAGTAGTAGTTTTGCTTCATCGGCAGTAATGCCTAGCCTTGCTAGTAGTGCTGCTTTGGCGGTTGCGTTTGCGGCATCTTGGTCGGCTTTCCATTTGTCGTATTGCGCAAAGCCATCAGTAAATTGTTTTTTTGTAATTGGCTCGGCTTCAATAAACTGAATGCCTTCGTAATCCACGCCTGAAATCACCCAGCCACCAGTTGGAATTAAATAACTTAGAACATCTGCACCTGTTGCCATTTTATGCACCTATTTCTATTAAAAGAATTGATGAAGTTGAATTACCACTTTGAACTCTAGATTCCGCGCCTGAAACGCTTGACTTGAATTGTGCTTTGTAAGTCAGCGCAGAAGTTGAGGCTGGAACATCTAAAAGATTAAAAGCCACAGAGCCGACATCATTTCTAACATCAGTACCTGTGTAACCTGCTTCCACATAGCCGATTTGCGTTGCGGTGCGTAGAATTTGAATTTGAATAGTGTTTTGACTATTTGGAAAATTCTTCCCACAAGACCCAATGCTCAATAAACACATAATTTTGCTACTTGTTAAACTCGGGGTAATTGTTGCAGTTAATCCAGTATCGGCATAAGTTGTTGAAGTTGTAGTTGTTGTAGTTGCGTAAGTAGCACTTACCACCTGCAACACTTTTCCACCACCAGCAGCAGCCCCAGCACTAGGAAAGAAAATTGAGGCACTAGCAGAGGTAAAGTACAGGATACCGCTGCCCCATTGTGGAAGAGCTAGTGAGTTAGCAGTATTTACCGTTGCAGTACCTGCCGTAATTGTGGCAATTCCTGCGCCTATATTTTGTATCCGCAAGGTATCGCCAGCGGCAAAAAGTCCTGTGTTTACTGTCACCGTGTTAGCAGTTGCCACATTTTGCACGATCGTAGTACCTACATCGGCAGCCACTAATACATAACTAGCGGTCTTAGTGCTTACCGTTGTGTTGTAATCGTTTGCCTGCAGCGCATTAACTTGGGCAGCTGATAATACCTGCCCTGTCGTAAAGGTCTGTTTTGCCATGTTTTCTCCTTAGTAACTTAATACGCTAGTGTCTAGAATACCGTATAATGCGCTGTTTAGGATAAATCCATCGATCAGCGGTTCGGCTGTTGTCCAAGTGGTTTTCCAACTGGAAGGTCGAATGTTGTGGGATACGCCAAAAATCTGCACCGTCTTATCTAGATTAGTGTTGTTTGGCTGTGTAGTGTAAATGCGTATAGGGCTAAAGAAGTCCAAGGCTAAAGCAGCTGTAACGCCTGTATCGTAATTAGCAGTATTGAGATCTAATACTAAAGAATCAACGCGGATCGATGTATCTTGGCGAGAAGCTAAAAATGCCTGAGCGTAGTCTAAAGCGGCTGAGTCGGTTTGCATGAGTAAGCCAGAAGAATTATATGAATGAGTAAAGTACTGGGCAATAGAGGCCGCGTTTTGTGCCGTCTGAACTGTGCCACCTGTACGAGTAACCGTTACTGAGTTATAAACCTGAGTATCATCTAAGACCCATTGGACATTAGCGTAACCTAAGCCTGTGCCATTGTCTGCAAAATAGGTCGCTGTAGGGGCTACAGAGCCTACTGTGACGGCTCTATCTTGAAATACTGCCTTACCGTCGGCTCCTAGGTAAAAGGCTCCGTATTCGGTCGTAGAGACTGTTTGTAGGGCTTGTAGGGCTGTGCGTTGAGTTGCTGGATCTGCTTGACATGTAGTCAAGCCTGGATCAATGTCTCGCAGGGAGCCAGGCCAGCCGATAGTATTTAGGATCTTAGTAACTCTTGCCCCTGTCAGTTCTCCTGCTACTGCCCCAACTACGCCAAAGAATTGAGCGTTCTGCATCAAGCGTGAACCATCAACAGCTGTAATAGTCGTATAGACAACATCGCCGTTAAACTGTGGCGTGCTGGTGTTATAGCCAGTTATATACCCTGCAAAGATTGGGTATGAATTGCCTAGCCAAGTTGCGCTGATTGTAATCTTGCGCATAGGCGAAAGGTAAGTGAAATAAGGGCTTGATGGGTTTTGAGGGTTGAAGTCACCGTTTTGATCAAGTATGCGAACACTGGCAGTTCCCGTGTTAAATTGTTCAGCTGATAACTGGCGGCCTCGGTTCGTAATTACTTGATCTATAAGATTTGATACATCAACAATTAGGCCAGAGGCAGAATCAGACAAAACATCTGCACCGTCTAAAACCGATGTGTCTAAAACAAAAGCATTGGCAAAACTAGCACCAGTAGAAAAGTTTATTTGTACGTTAATTACTGGCTGTGCCATTACAAGGCTCCAGCCGTAGTTAAGGGATTGCCTCGCTTGTTGATTGTAATGACTGCATCTTGAATGAGGTTAGTTAGCTCATCTGGGTTGGCTATTGTATTGGCTTGGATAGTTATATTGTATGTTGCAGCAGCTTGGGCTGCGTAGCGGTTGCCCGATTGAATGGCTGCTGCAGTTGCTATTGGGATACTGCCCATTGATGGGATAGTAGTTGCTGAAGAACTAGGGGCAAGTTTCTTTAAGTAATCGGTTAATGCTAAATCATCTGCAACATTTTGCATGTCTAGTAAATCAGCAAAAGCATTGGCTCTAGCTGCTGCAGCATCTGCATATTCAAGGATAGCATTGATAGATCCGCCAGTCGTTGAGATAGGGGCAATAAAATTGCCTACAGGAATGCCGGAAGCAGTTACACCTGTGGATGTTTTAGTCGGTACAGTAGTTGCCGCTTGGCCTTGTAATTTAAGAAGTTCAAGCATCTTGGCTATAGCTGTATCTAGGTTATCTAAGTTTATTAGATCCCGAGACTTTAGGCTATCAAGAATAGATTTAATATCTTGCATCTTAACCGCTTGGCCAGTTAAAGCACCAAGGATCTTAAGGTCAGCATTCAGTTTGGCAGTAGCGGATTCGATGGCCTTTACATCGCCTGAAGCAATAGCGGCTTCTAGGTCAAGCATGGACTTCTTTATATTAAGTCTTGCTACATCGTTGGCAATGGCTAAGACTTGTGCGGCGCTAGTGACCTTGCCTAGTTGTTCGGCTTGATTGATAAGAGCAGCATTGTTTTGGATTGCCTCTATATTAAAGACGCTATCGCCTTTACCTAAAGCCAGTTGAGCCTTATCGGTAACTAGTTTTAACTTAGCGGCTGCCGCTTTATCTTTAGCAGCTTTAGCCCCTGCTTGCTCTGCTTTTGTAATCTTAGTAACAATTGGAAATTGCTTTGTAAGTGCTGCAAGGTGAGTGTTAGCCGAAGCTGCGGCAGTTGCTGTAATTGTTCCAGACTTAGCAAGGATATTTATAAAAGATCCAACAATAGGAATAGCCCCCACAAAGTCTTTAACACCTGCATCTTTAAATCCAGGTATGCTTTTTAATGCTGATG